TAAGAAGCTCTTTAGATTTACCTGTTTCAGATTTTACTCTATCTGATGCTTGCTGTAAATAGTTTTTATCCAAATCATCAAAACGATTTTTAAGCTCACCGTGGGATTTTTTAACGCTTTCCGCATAATCCGTGGCTGCTTGTTCTCTTCGTTCTGCTTCTCTTAGTTTAAACGTAAGTTTTTCAATACGTTTTTTTACATTTGTACTATATTCATCGAGTTCGTCAGTTTTCTCCTTTTTTGCTTTTGCAGTGGGAGCAACTACAGGTTCTTCTTTTTTTTCTTCAACTTCTATCTCTTTTTCTCCTTTATCATTGGTTTTAACTTCAGAAGTTTTTGGTTGAGGTAATTCTACATCAACCGCAGGGCCACTATCATCTAAATCAACCATAGGTTCACCCTGTTTGTCTTCTGTCTTCTTTTCAGTTTTAGGCATGGTTTCTCCTCCTTCTGTTTTCCATGTTAGACGTGTAGGATATCTTCTGGATTTCCTATCGTCGCGATTATTTCATCATCGTTTAATATACGCACCTCTCCACCCTCAATCTTAAATCTAGCTCCTGCATAGCGACCAAATAAAATCCAGTCACCTTCCTTACAATATGGACCATCAGGAAATTTTTCCTCGTCTTTGTAAGCATCGGGTCCAACTTTTAATACATAAGCACATACAGTAGCTAATCTTTCACGTTCTATAAATTCATCAGGTAGATGAATATTTTTTTTCTTTTTCTTTGGTTGAAAAGGTAATACTAATATTCTCCAGCCCGTTGGTGTAGGCATCTTGCTTAAAGCAGGTCTGCTTACATCAAATCCTTCAGGCAGGTTCTTTAATTTTTCATATTCTATTGCTTTTTTAATCTCTGCAGTTTTTGCTTCTTGTTCACGCCATTTCTTATCAGCGTGGTATTCTTTTTGAGTTAATGTTTGTTTAACAGGTCCATCCTTTATTTGACTCCAATGCTTTGATTTTTTCTCCTTGATATATTTTTCTGCTACGTTTCGCGGTAAGATTAAACCTTTTATAGGTTTAACTACATTTGGTCCTGGTATTATTTTATCCCTCTGGGTCATAATTCTTTAGCAGGTCTTTAATCTCCTGTTTCAATTCAAGCAACGATTTTCGCTGCCCTTGTAAATATTTATACTGTACAAAGTCCTTAGTGCCTTCATCCAGTATAATGGTTGTAATTGTATTTACCTTCTCGTCTATTACTTTATATAATTTATTGCAAAATGCAACAATGTCCATAGTTTTTTATATAAATAACCAAACTAAAAGTGCAAGTAAAATCCATTTTACTTTTATTGGATAATTTATTGTTTTACACCATAAACCACAGTCACAGTGTTTCTCACATTTGCACCATAGGCATTTTAAAAAGTTTTTCATTATTTTTTATTATTCCTAATTAAATCTATTCCAGGTTTTAATCCATAAATAGCACCAAATATACCAACTACAAGCCATTTATAAAAATCTGGAAAATTATTAAAATAGTGGAAAAATAAATCTAATTTTTCTTGTGCTTGTGGATCTTCTGAAAAAATACTCCAAGCAAGAATTACGATTGGTAAAACTATAATAATTAGTACAAGCTCATCTTTCCATCCTGCTTGCTGATTATCCATTACTGCTTTTTTATATTCAATATCCCCAGAAGCCATTCTCTCAAAGTACCTGCGCTCTGCAGCAGCTTCTAATGCTTTAGATCTTCTTCTGTCCTTATAGACATCTGCTCCTGTTTTAAGAGCAAGTGATATTAAACTCCACATTATTTATGTTTTCCAAATAAAGGATTCTTTTTAATAAAAAAATGTTTTTTTGAATTTTTTCTTTCGTGTCGTTTAAAGGCTTCTGTTCTCATAGAATCCATTTTTTCTACGCTCTCCTGTCTTGACAAAGCATTTCTCCATTGTCTTGTCATTAAAATGTTCCTTTAAATTTAGTTCCTTTAATAGCTTTTCCCCATCCACGTTGCTTTGGTTTACTAGAAACGGAACCGCCTTTAGCGAATCCTTTACCAACATATTCATCAGTTGGTTTGATTACCATTCCTTCATCCATTGTGAATCTATCTTGTCCCCGTCTTCTCGCAGGACCGGCTTCAGGTAGGCCTCTTGAAGGGTCATCAGCAAAGTAACCTGGACCTGGTGTGTAGTTAGGTTCACTTTTTTGCATCGGTTTTACCAAACTTCTTTTCGAAGTTTTAGGCATCGGTATATTGGGAGCCGCCTCTTTTGTAGCTCTTTTTCTATTAAATTCTTCTTTAGCTGCGTTAATGTCATCTTGATTTATCACTCCGCTTGGTTTTCTTTTTCTAGCAATATCAAGAATACTCTTTGCATAATCCATGGAAAGTTGCGAATCTAGATACTCGCTATCCCCTTTAACTTCTCCGCCTTCTTGCATTTTTTTAGCAGGTAGATATCTTACTTTTTCAGGTTTTTCCATAACTTTTTTAAGATGACCAGCAACCCTCTTTACTTTCTGTACTACTTGGCCTACTCTTTTTTTTACTGCTCCGCCTTTATCGTATTTTACAGCACCACCTTTTTTAAAATAAGGGGCGTCGGGTAATAATTCCTTTTTACTAGCGCGAGGCGTCTTTCTTGACCAACCTTCGCCTGCCTTAAGATTTTCAATTTTTTCCGCCATTTCTCTTTTCTTTTCTCGTAATTTTTTGTAGCTTACTCCATATTTCCTTTTAGCCCATCCTTCTACTCCTTTTTTTATTTCTCCAGGGCTTCGATCTATGAATTTCTGTGCTTTTTCGTCCCATCCTAAAAGTTTCAGACCTCTTTTTACTCTTCCACCTTTACCGTATTTTTTTAATTTTCTGTGCTCTTCAAATTGTTTTATTATTTTTCTAATCCTTGAACCTTTTGGGCTTTTTCTTAAAGTTTCTTCTCTTGCTTTAACCATTTTCTTTTTTAATTCCGCTGCTTTTCTTATTCCTTCTAATACTTTTCCACCTCTACTAAATTCTGGAATATCACCTGGATCTCCTCCATGTTTACGAACATTATCTTCTACCCATTCGTCATATAGTTCTTGTTTTCTTTCGGCTCTACCTTTCTTTCCTCCTGTCATTTTTTCAATTAACTTTTTACGTTCCTTTAAAAATGTCTTTGGGTTTTTAATGTTTTTGCCTTTGAATACATCAGTTAGATCATACTGTTTACCTTCACTTTTAAAAGCTTTGAATCCTTTTTGTTTTTCTTTAGACATTCGATTAATTTTTCTAACGTATTCGTATGCCTTTCTATATAAATATTTTTTTACCATGATTCCTTCCCGAGAATATTCTAATATTGCACTAAACTACTTCTTTTGTCCACTACTTTTTGCTGTCTGTTTTATCTTTTCTCTAGCAATTCTTCCTCGTAGTTCTGCTATGTCTTCGTTAGACTCTATTTTAGCTTTATCAGATTCCTCCTTTTTACCTATTTTTACTTTATCTAAATTAATCTTTTGTTGTCCTTGTTGTTGTTTAGCCGCTAAATCTTGTTGTTTAACATTTATTTCTTTATCTTTTAATGCTACTAACGGATCTGGTTGATCGGATCCTGCTAACTGTGCACCTAATTCTTTCATGTCTTTTGTATATTGAGATATAAACAATGCTTTTTGAAATTCCTTTTGATTTGGATCCTCTATATTTTGAGCATTTTCATCGGCCTTTAATGAAATATGCTGCATAACGTGTTTTTGTAATGCGATCGCTAGTTGAGGTAACTGTGCCACAATAGGAGAAGCTCCTTGTAATAAATGAGCATAAATATGTGCATCATGGTTTTGACCAGGAAACGCAATAATTTCTCTTCCATCCAAAGCATCCGCATATTCTATTGCTGGATCTTTTGGTTCTGCTTCTGGTTCTTCCTTCAGTATTTCTTCAATGTCTTTTGTACCGATTGCTTCATACATTCTGCGGTATGCTTCTCTTACATTATGGATTCCTGGTTCTGTCTTAGCTAGTTCAAGTTGTGTTTGCGCTAGTGATATTCTTTGCGACATAGAGAATATGTTAGGATCTGATACAGGAAGTATATCTACTCTTGAATCAAAATCAGCTTGTTTAATTGTTCTTTCTCCACCAGTTATTTCATAAGGATATTCTTCTGGTAGATATTCTGTAAATACTTTCGCTAATAATTTAAATTCTAATTTTTGTGCATAGTGCAGTCTTTTATGGATAGCGGACATAACACGAGATCCACGTTCCAATAATGCTACTGTTGTTCCAACAGGTGCTTGTTGATTTGAATCTCCTACCTGTATGTCTGCAATAGCTGCAAAACGCTGTCCTGCTTGTACGCAGAAACCTAATAATTGAAATAATATTGCACTTGGTTCTTTGTAAGGAAGCATTTGAAAAGAGGCCCTTAAATCACCACCAGGTGCGTCTACATCTCTAAACTCTCCCGGTTGCAATGGTTCGTCATCATCTTTTACTCTAATTCCTTTTGTTCTAAATCCAGCTGGTAAATTAGATAAAGTACCTGCGTCAATCAATTGTCTAAGAGCAGATGTTGCTGCGCGACTTAATCCACCAATCATATGGGTTAAACCAAAGCCATAAAATCCTAGACCAGGTAAGAATTTAAAATGAACAAAATATTGTCTTTTGACTTTTTTAGGATCATCCTCACTCCAGTTACGACGAATAGCAAGTACCTTTCCATTGTTTTCAGCTATAGTCACTATATATGGAAGTTTAATACCAGTAGTGTTGCCTTCTTCATCTGTATCTTCATATCCAGCTAAATCCAAATTTACATGGAACTCTAGTAAAGTTATTTCTTCATTGTTAGCAGTCTCACTTGTTCCTTCTAAATCTCTTGTTTTTTCTTTAATGTCATCTTGTTCTTCTAAGGATGGATTAACTTCAACGTCGCGGTAAAAACCTCGAACCTGTTTTTTACGAAGATCATTATCCGGCATTTTAATTACATGTGTAACTCTTTCAGCAGATTCTAAATCTGTTGCAAGATAAGGAATTACTAAATCTTCTGCTGGAACAAATTTTGATACTGCTCTTTCCAATCCTTCGTCATAATATATTTTTTTAAAGGCAGATCCTGCAAGGGGTAAATAAAACAGCATTTGATCTACATCAGAATCATATTCATCCATTACATCGGTTATCTGATAATTCATAAAATCTTTAACTCGGCTCGCTTGCGCAACTTTTTCTTTTGTTCTTCTTCCAATTGTCTTGGTTCTAACAGGACCATCTGCTGGAAGTAATTCTTTGTATGCTTGCGCTTGAAATTGTGTTTGGGCCTCGGCTAATACTGGATGGACCACGCCGCTTGCGCCTTGAAATGGTTTTGTTCTTTCTTCGTATTTAAATCCAAGTAGATCTAAATTTTCTCTATACGTTTTAGCCCACTCAGATCTGGAGTTTTTATCTTCAGTGTATTCTCCAATGCAATCAGAACTAAGAGCTGATAAATCCCTTTCATCCATGTTTTCTGCTAGGTTGTCAGAATGACTTTCTTCTACTCTTTCTTCTTCAATTGGTGCTTCTTCATCAGCTATTTCAATTTCGACAGCTTCTTCTTGGGGCGCTTCTTCTGGTTCTTCGCCAGTTAACTGAGATTCTACTTGATTAATTTGTATGTTTTTTTCGTCGTCTTTCTTGGCCATTATTTATAAAACTCCCTTGCTTGATATAACATTACTAATCCGCCTTCTTTATACGCAGATACAGGTTCTTTTAATTTATCACCTTTTATTTCAATTGCAAACATATCATTTTTACCTTTCTTAACATCGGATGATATTTCTATGATGTCTGTTGCATAATTGACTAACTCGTCTGGCTCTCCTGTTGTTTCTCCCATTCTTTTACCTTTTAAAAATCCATAATTATTTTCTACCCATTTTTCTGCGTCTTGTTTAGAATCAAAATATTTTATAGGGTTTTTACTTTTATAGTGTCTTACAACATAAGAAGGTTCTACATAATTACCCGCTTTGTTTTTAACAGGGTGCGAATGATGCACGCTTATTGTTTTAGTAGTAGTTCCTGCTTCTTTAGCTAATTGCTCTAATTCAGCGGGCATTCTGGCTGTTTTTTTAATCATTTCGTCTGCTCTTTTTCTAGCTTCGTCTGCAGTTATTTCACCCGCTCTTGATTTCTCCATAAAATTTTCTAGTATTGTTCCGTCAGCCTCTCCTATTTTACCTTTTGAATCTCCATAATGTGTAAACATTCCTGGTTTCGCGCCTCCTGCATGAAATTGGCCAGGACTAATAGCTACATAGTCAATGTCTCCTCGCTCACGCGCGTAGCGAGCAATATATCTAATAGCACTTCTGGTACTTGTTGATTGATCTCCTTTTCCAAAAGGCATGAATCCAGTTGTGTCTTCTACTTCTCTTCCTGGTATAAATCCCTCCGCTTTTTTCTTTTCTACATTAGTGAGAGCTCGATATTCGTTGTATGCTTTAATTTTTAAATCCCGTGCTTTTTCCCATTTATTAAAATCTTCTGTTGAAGCGGCGTCTCCGTCTCTTTCTATAATATATTTTGCTTCATCCTCCACTGCTTCTGCCTCAAGATATTTTTGTTTTTTTTGTCTAACTTCGTTTATATCTACTCCTTTATATTCTTGCATTGCCTTTCCTTTTCTAACCTCGGATCTTGCTAGTTTTTGTATTTCATCCGCTTGGTGTTCTGAAATAACAAAAACTTTTTTAGGAGATCCATCTACCATGGTAGTATGTAATCCCCCGCGCAGATGCCATATACTATTGAAATATTCTTCCGTTTCCGAAAAGGTATGTTGCTTCGTGTTTACTTTTTGTCCTAACATTCTTGGTCCTGTTAGTATAAATTCTGTGTATTCGGTAGCTCCATCATAATTATATGTTTTTTCCCCGTAGTATTTAGGGGTTCTAGTAATTAAGGAAGGGTGCATTTCAGTAATCCAAGCTTTATGTACATCTTCAGCAAAAGGTCTTAAAAATTCAAGATCTCCAGTTAATTGCTCAAAACCTTGTTTTGTTTCTATGTCAATGTCTTTGATAGTTTTAAGTGGGTCCTTGTAATGTTTGTATGACATATTGTGTTCTCGTAGCTGACTTTCTAACTTTAGTTGTACAAGTTCTCTCCAGCTATTGTTCTTTTCAACAGCCGAAGCATAAGTGACGTCCTTTCCTATTCCACTAACAGAACTATGGTACTGATCAATATCTGCAGGTAAACCAGCAGTTCGTAGACTTTTATCTAATGAAGCAAAAAATTTTGATTCAACTATTTCAGTTTCATCTGGTTTTATACGGGTTCTATAAGGAACTCCAGATTTTTTATTTTTCATCCATGCTCGGTGCGTTCTTGTTCCTTCCATAAGTCGTTTCCATACTTTCATAGTATTTGGTTGCAAACGATCTTTATGAACAACTAAGTTTACATTAGCCATTGGCGATTCTTCTACCAAACGTAATAATCTTTCCTTACTAACTATTGCATTTGGATTTTCTTTTTGTATTTTAGAAAGATAATCCAGTACACCTGTATCTCCAAATTCAGCATTCTTTATATCTTGGTTTGCTAAATAACCATCTGTTAGTTTTCCATCCTTTATTACTGCCCATTCTTTAGCAGGGCCTTCATGTGGAATCTTAGGATTTGTTTCTAATGTATGATAAAGTTTAGAATATAAAGCAGGTTTTAAGTCTCCTACATTTCTTATACCCATTTGGTCTACCATAAGTTTTGAAGTCTTGTTTGTAAAATCAGTAGGGATCTCTTGCTCCCCTCCCCTAAAATCCCTTAATATATCTTCATGCTCTTTTGATCGATTAGCTGCTTTAATATCACTTATGTCTGTATGTGGAAAATAAGGATTTTCTTTAACTGTTATTTTATAAGGCTCAGATACTTGTGGTTTAAATTGATCTGGAATATTTTTGTATTGTTCGACTGGAATTTCTTGTCCTTTAAAGAAATATGAATGATGGGAATCACGCGTATAGTCTCCTCTTTTGGTGTCTTTATAACTGCTTTCTCTTATTTCACTCCCATAAAAATTTTGTTCTTTCCGTGTTGGTTCTACTACTTTTACAACTTCTGTTTCTACCATCTTTGGTTTAAACTCTTTAGCTACTCCTTTTGCAGCACTTCTTAAACTAGCAATTCCGGCCTTTACAAGTCTAGGTCCATATCCAAAAACAGGTATCATTCCTGCAGAAGCAAGAGCGGACATGAGAAAATTACCAACAACTGGTCCAGAGCCTGTAAACATTCCAGCTTGATGCGCCCTTGGTTTTTTTTTTCCAAAGCGATCAATTCCGCCCTTTATAAGTTTACTTCTAAATCCAGCTTGGTGCACCATGGATTTTTCTTCATTTTCGTTTTGTATCTCTCTATATCTTTCAAGAGCATCAACATATTTTTTTGAATATTCTTTATAGTCTTTAGCCGCGTAATATTCCCCTGTTATAGGTGCAACATATAAACCAAACTTTGCTATTCCTTTAGCAATATCCGATGCCTTTGGTAGTTTAGGCAAAGAAGAAAGCATTGCTTCGGATTCTTCTTGGGTTACTCCTATGTCAGTATCAAACCTGCGTCCGGCTGCGCCTACGATTCTTTTTGTATTTTGCATGGTATGTTGGTTCCTATTCCTTTATATGGTGCAGGGTCCATGGTCCGTGAATCTAGGACTAATCGTCCCTCGATTGTACCAGCCATGTATCTGCGAGAAGTAAAATTTTTTGATTTAGTTCTCACAAAAAGAACTGGTTTAACTTTTTTGATTTCTCCGTTAACCACAAGCCTTCTCCAGAAATCCTCTGGCTTAGGTTTTTCCCCTGCTGGCCATTTAGCTTTATTGCTCCTTCCCATAGTAGATTAATAATATTCTTTTTTCAAGGGTTCTTTTTCAGGATCCTCGTCATCATCTCGAAGCGGTATGAAACCGCCTTGTCTAAATCTCATTAATGCTTGTGTCGTGCTATCGACATAATCGTCGTGTTCTCCAAAAGGAAAAGCAGCACACTCTTCTACTACTTCTTCTGCAAATTTTTTATCAGGGGCCCATACTACACCAGATTCAAACAAAGGTGCAACAGAATTTACTCTTGTGTGTTTATCATTTCCTTTAGACGGAATAAAATTAACAACAGGTATACCTGCTCTTCGCATTTCCTCTGTTAAAGGCATTCCTGATGCTTTCGCCTCGACAATGATCATTTCAGGATCCCAGTATTCATACTCGTTGAACGCTTGTTTTTTCAGAGTAGGAAAGTCCCATCGCCCACGAACCGCGTCTAAGAGAATTATATTAGGAGTTACCTCATCTGGTTTAAATACTCCCCACGTTGTGATTGCTGAGTAATCGGCAGTTTCTTTTTTACTGTAAGCTGTGTCATAGCTTTGAATAATATAATCTAAAGGCGGTAGTTCCTTTTTTTCCCATACATTCCACCATTCTCGTTTAATTATGGAACCTTCTTCTGAAGTTGGTTGTTGCATGTATTGTGCATTCCACTTACTTGTAGCAACAGATGCTTTAACCGCTTCTAATTCTTTTAAACTCCAATACTCAGGCCATACCGGTTTACCTGAAGGCATNATAGCTGGAAATTCTATAACATCCCATTTATCTGCTTTTGGTTCTGTTTGCGCTTTAATTAATTTACCTGTTAAATCCTTTTCTGACCAACGTGTCATAACTATCACAATAGATCCTCCTGGTTGTAGTCTTTGGCGTGGACCAGAAGTATACCATTCATAGGCGTTGTCAAATGCATTTTCGGATAATGC